GCCAGTAAAGCAAACAGTTTATTATATTTCATCATATAAAAGACTTCCTTTCAATTAAATTTTATAATATAAGCATACACTAATAAAATATAAATGTCAACGCATAAAATATTAAATAAATCTAATAAAAGCATTGACATAAATATAAAAGAGTGCTAATATATAATTAAGGAAAGCGAAATAAATATAAAATAAAACTAACATAAAAGGAGAAAGACAATGAAAAATTATAGCGAATTAGTAAAAGCAGCAATCAGAAAAGCACATGAGGACGCAGCGGCAGCGGCACAGGCGGCAAAAGATGAAATCAAGGCTTTTGAAGTCGGCAAAACATATCAGACAATAAGCATTTGCGATCATAACTGCATTTTCAGCATTGAGATTGTAAAGCGCACAGCAAAGACCGTTATTGTAAAGAAAAACGGCAAAGAGCAGCGAAACAGAATAACCGTGATTGACGGACGCGAAACAATTTACCCGTGGGGCGTATACAGTATGTGTCCGGTAATCAGGGCGTAACAAATAAGTGACAGGCGGGGCAAACACCCCGCCGGAAAGAAAAGAGGAAAAGAAAATGTTAGCACAAAATTTTAATGAATTTGTAGAGGTTTTCACAGAAGCGGAAAGAAAAGCATTGAATACACCACAGGGGCAGGAATTAACGCAGCAGCTTTTACAGATGAAGTTACAACAAAACCCAAACATGACAGTAGAGGAATGGAAACAGACAAAAAGCGAATTTATGACATTTTTATTCTTTACATTTGTAAAAGAAACACCGGACGCAATGAAAGAACTGGGGCGGCACGTGTGGAATGAATTACAGAACATATAAGAGAGTGATATAATAAACGGGCGGCTGAAAATGCCGCCCGTTTCGCAACCGTTACTCTTCGAGAGTATCAAGGTAAACAACCTTCAAGGAAGCCCCGAATTTTTTTCCGTCCTGCCCACCGTATACTTGAAAATCGTCAATTCTATATGGGCGGTCAAAATTAACATCAATAAAGGGAATAAATTCTTTCGGGACATTGCCTATAATATAATCATTCACCTTTACATAAAACGCAGGTTCGTTTTCGTAAGCGTACTTTTCAAGCGTAACGACGCAATCGCAGTCAAAAGGGGGATCATTAAACAATATCCGGCGCAGAATTGTTTGCCGTGATTTTATGTCCCCGCTTTCGTTTGAAAATGTAACGCCTGCTACGGAAAAAGAATTGCTTTTTGTATCGCGATAAAAGGCTATATTTTTATAGGGCGGTTTATCTTCAGCACCAGAAGCCGCTTCGTTTTGCGGATCGCTTTTCGATTTAAACGGAAAAAGCAGGATAAACCCTATAACAAAACAGATCAAGGCACTGGCGACACCATATTGCGCAAGTCCCACAAAGCCACCCAGCACAAACATAACACCCCAAAAAATTGATACAGATTTTCTTTTCATAAGATTACACCTTCCTAAAAATTTTACTAGCCGCGTAGTTGCTGACCTTTAACACAATTTATCGCATTTAATGTGCTAATGTCAAGTAAGTTGCTGAATATTAGCACAAAAAAGGAAGCGATAACGTGAAAATATATGATTATGGCGGTAAAAAGAATATATGCGGGGATCGCATAAGGGAAGCGCGCGTGGTTCAGAGAATGTCACAAAGCGAACTGGCGGCAAAAATGCAGGTTGAAGGAATAACGATTGAAAGAGACAGTATAAGCCGCGTGGAGATTGGGACGCGTTTTGTTGCTGATTATGAGCTGAAAGCATTTGCAAAGGTTCTGAATGTGGATATTGTGTGGCTACTTGCAATCACAGGAGAAACGCCGTAG